GAAGTATCGGTGACTTCGCTTTCTTCTTCGTCATCGTCTACCTCTGGAAGTGGCTCGGGTGAACCCTCATACCCGGCGGCCACGCGAATCTCTTCGCCAGTAAACACCTGCTCGCCCGTGCCGATGGAAGCGCTGTTGATTTGCGACATCTTCTGCGCGGCATCTAGTTTTTCACTGTCGCTTTGCGCATTGAGGTCGTCCCAGATAACGGTCTTCTGACTGACCGGATCGAGGATGCTTAATTCGATCAGCTTGTCGCAGAAGTCCTCAATCTCGAATGACAGGTCGCCACGGCGAGACTGGCAGCGAGTATTGAAGTATTTCTGGTCTTCGGTGCTGGAGCGCTCGGCCTGCTGATTACCAACCAGAATGCGCGTCGGGATATCAACTCCGGCGGCAGCGGTTTGCAGGTTGACGTTATATGTTGGTGCAGGATCGGACACGGCGGCCACAATCGGAGCAACTGAAGCCCCCTGCGTTATGAGTACCGTGTCATTCCCGATATTCATCTCTCGGGCCACCTTGTCATATATTTCGCTAAGTTCGCTGTAGTCGACGCCGTGAGCCCTGGCTATTTCATCCAGCCTTGCTTCTTTATCGAAATTGATGTTCAACTGGCGCGCGGCATTCTTAAGGAATGACTCGCCTGAACCGCCCTCCACCTTCTCCAGACTGACAAATGCGTTATAAGCTGGCTCCAGGAAGCCAATGGCATCTTCCGAGTAATCGCCAAGGATGAATACCCGATCCGGGTGGATATTGACGCGGCGACTTGAACCATTCGGCAACCGTTCGGCGTACTGCCACATCTTCGGCTGTCCGTAGGTTTTCGAGTTCAGGCCAGTGTCCCAATCACCAACTGTCAGAGAGCCTGCCCATGCGACAGTAACCTTCTGGAGCATCTTGCCTTTCGTTACAGGCTGATCCCAGGCGAGGGAGTCATTAACGTGCAGAAGGATGCCTGCATAACGACCGACAAGACGGCGGCGATCAGCGTCTGCGAACGAGCGCCAGAATCGGCTGGTGAATACCTGTTTGGACTTTTTCTCCCAGGCGGTTTCGTTTTCACTCTCGTCGGCATCGTCACCCTCAATGATTTCCGGGTTAGTCTGCCAGCACTTGCCCACCAGCTTCTCAACGGCACCGTGAGCGATACCACCGCGACGGTACAGAGCATAAAGGTTTTCGTAGGTTACCTGCTCAGGAAAGCCATACTCGCACCACGCAGAATTACGCTTGGCGTCCAGCCCCATCGAAGGGTTAAGCATCCCCATGCGGGCGCGAGCAAGCCTGGCGTCGTTAATCGCGTGATTAACCGCCAACTGTAATTTATCGTTCATGTCGTGTCCGTTTGGTTAGCGAAGGCGTTTCGGAATCATCATCCCCACAGGTTGCGATCCATTCAGTTCAGTCAGTGCGTAAACCATCGCATCGAGGCGGTCAGGTGATTTCTTCGCGGTGGCGGGGATGTATTCCATCAGCTGGTTCTCCAGCACGTAGAGATTGCCGTGATTTGCCACTCGCCCCTGTTCGTAGAGCGCCGATATCGGCTCCGCGCGGGCATACTTACCTTTGCTGGCATGGACACGAATGATGCGACCTTTGAACCCGGCGTTGCGGAGTGTCTCCTCCGCCATATCTCCGCCCTGGTTCGTCTCAATAACTATCGCGTCAGCTTCGTGTTGCTCATAAGCCGATATGGATTTCTTGGCCCATCCAGCAGGTGAATATTTACCGCTGTAATCGCCATCCACAGAAAACTGCTTTTTATCACCAGCACCATATGAGCTGGCAGCGACAATACCTGTTTCATCGCTTTCGTCGCTGTTTGTTGCCTGCGGGTCAATGGCTACGACAGTGCGAACCTTATCATGATGAATTTGCAGTTCGCGTGCCGCGCTGATCATCGCCTCTGTCCACAGAGCGCCTTCTGCATTAAACCTGCGAGGCTTCTGCATATACTGCGCTTCGGCAGTGCGTCTGTGAGAGAACAGCGATACGCGGTGCGATTCATTGTGCTTAAACGGCCACAACCAGCCATCAGGCAGCCCATGGTCAATCGGTATAGCGTGCGAGTTTTCAGGATACTGCGCAGCGTATGGTTGGCTATTGTCGATAATCACCGGCAGATTCAGGTGGTGCCACTTCTCACCACTCCCACCCCGCAGCAGATAACCGCTCAGGTCGTGGTAGTGGATCCGCTGCATGATGACAATCATCGGCGTCGTCTCGATCGCCAGTCGTGATTTAATTGTCTCGTTAAATCGATTGTTGACGCCGTCGCGGACGATCTCCGAATAAGCGTCGTCCGGCTTAACCGGGTCATCGATAATCAGCGCCCCCTGCCATCCTGGCTCCATGTGTCCGGCACGAAAGCCGGTAACCTGCCCGGCAGCTGACGACGCATAAACGCCGCCGCCATGTTCAGTCCACCACATAGCCTTACTGTCTGCATCATCGCGCAGCGCCATCGGCCACATCGACTGATAGGCCTGAGACTTAATCATGCCGCGCGCGGTGGAGGAGTTCAGCAGCGCCAGATTGTGCGAATAGGACAGGTGCATGAATCGGGCCCGGCAGTTCAGCGCCAGCCCGCGCCCCATCATGTTGATGGTCGCCAGCTCCGTTTTTGTGTACCCAGGCGGGACGTTGATGATCAGGCGCTGAATCTCACCATCAATGACGCGATCCAGTGTTTGCTGAATCACCTTGTGGTGCGGCGCTACTATCATCTTTCCGCCGGTGCGCTGCTTGAAGAAGTAGCGAGCGTAATAGAGCCCGTCCTCTTCGCATTCAACCTTACGGGCAAATGCCCTTTGCTCAGCAGTCGTCATCCTCCATCATCTCCTGCCGTGCGGATTTGTATTCCTCTTTGCTCATGGTGATCGTCTGGATGGCGCCACCATTCGGGCCGGAATGTTCAAACTTGTGCTTATTGGTGTAGGCATCGCCGCATTCCTTTGCAGCCTGCTCGATTATCTCGGCAGTAAGCGCGAGGTTCTTCATGCCCTCGGCACGCGTTGCCATACGGTCGAGAACTCGAAGGCGGTACGCCTTGTTGGCGATCGGAATATCGGAGATTTCATTCTGGAAGCGTTCGCGGGTGGCATTGAACATGTCCACCCATTTCTGCGCCAGCCCCCTGCCGTTTGCTTTCGTCGGGTCGTGCGATTCGACCTGCTGACGTGTGATGCTCAGGCCAAATTCTTTTTTGACCAGCTCAACCACCTGGGATGGAGTATCGAAGCAGGCAAGGGACTGAACGATGAAGGCTTTGACCTCACCTTTCAGTGTCGCCATGGATTACCTGCCTGTCATAATCAGTCATATTGTTAGGCCAGCTTTAGCATGCACGTCCCGCATGACCTGGCTATATCGATGTGAGCTACTTCTGCTGGCGCATTGGCCGCATCAACGAGCTCCTGTACTTCTTTGCTGGCACCGTATCGACGCACGACACCAGTGAATTCTTCGACGTCGTGGCCGCGCAGTGTAAGCACTGGCTGCCCGGTCTCTTTGTTGAACTTCGGTGCTCCGAAATCATCGGTGGCTTGGGCAATGTGGTAAAGCTCATGCTCTACCAGTGCGCAGAACTCAAGGTCACTGCATTGTGAGCAGTAATCGGCTGCCAGCGTGATGATGAACTTCGGGATGCGCCCGAACCATTCATGCATCTGCTGTTCCATTCTGGCTTTCTGCCAGCCTCCGGCGCGGAGCATTACCTGCTCGGCCTGACCGAGAACATGCCGCCCTTTCTTCGCGAACGAATCGGACGCCCACATGAAGCAGAGATCAGCCTCTAACAGGTGTTCGTGGTCAGGGTTATGGATGCTGCCGGTATCGCTGAGGATTTGGCGACTTACCCACTCATGCACTTCATTGGCGGGAATGAGCCGGGTGTATGGCTGCCAGTTGTCGGAGGCGATGAAGTTAACTGGCGGATATGGCCTAGTTTTCATCCGTATTCCTTGTCATTTTCCTTAAAAAGATTAATTAATAGTCGTCCGCTAAAGAAAGTTCGATTCCAACCCGATAACTAGCATTCACATCTCATGGAAGGAAACCCAGTGAGCATTGCAATAATTTTAAGAAATAAAAAAACTCCGAACCTATTCAGAAACCTTCTTCTCAGTGCAATTAGAATACCTAATCTCACTGAAATAATTATATGCAGTGGATTTTACCAAGAGGGCAGGAGCTCTTCTTACCGAGCATCTTTAGAAGGTGGTCTTGCACACCTACTTGCCGTTTCGGGAGCTAAAGTAGTAACTGTTGGCATACATAGTTATTCTTGGCGTCAATCCTTTGATGATTTTAACAAGGCACTAAAATCCGCAGGAGTGAACCTTGACATCAGGAATGTTCGTGGCGATAAATGGCATTCCAAAGTCTTAATTGCCAGCACTACAAATGGACCTGTATTCTCATTAATCGGAAGTAGTAATATCACTCGTCCTGCATTCTCCACGACAAAACCTTTCAACTATGAAACTGATGTTGCTCTTTGGGTGCCACAGGCCAAAGGGGTAAATGCTGCCATACAAGCCGTTTTGTCAGAAAATAGACCATCAGACGTTATTAGAACCACCTATAGCCCATCGAAAAATGGCGGTTTAACAGTAAAAGGTCGGTTGACTCAGTTGCGACAGGATATATTTGACTCGACGGAGTAAAGGTAATACGTAAACAATTGAACCGGACCATAACGCCGTCTCGATGGCCTCCCAGTCCGGTTTGCTCATTCGTTACTCCGTTATCGTTTTACAGGCTCTGACTTCACATTCTGGCTAATGCCATGCTTAACGATGAATTCAGCCACCTTTCGGTAATCAGGCTCGCACCGCATCATCACGCAGAACTGTGTCAGCGTCCTGATGTAAACGGGAAGCCACCACCTGCTTTTGATTTCAACTGACAGTCTGCACGTCGCCATTGTTTTCTTCCTCGACAGGCACAGGCGTAAACTGCACGCGCTTCACATCGGCAGGAGCGAAATACAACCACTCGCCCGTCTCCGTCGCCAACGGCACAAAGCCGTTAACCAACTCAGGCTGACGTCGTGACATCTTGCCAGTGAAGGTTTCGCCTGTTTGGGTGGTTAGAGTGATTTGGTAGATGTCGAACATTGAGCGCCTCTTTAGCCTTTAACGGTGGTGCCGTCCTGCGGTTTAGCTTCACTCATTTCGTAGCCTTTTCGGTTATGCGCCAACTTGCTTTTGCTGGCTTGTGGATGGATATTGCTGGGATGAAACACATGGAGATAACCAAATGAAGCAGATTCTTTTTGCGTGGTTTGTTTTAACAAATACCTTTGCCTGCATCACCTTCAGCATTAACGTGAACAACTCGCTAATGCTTGATTCAGCTTTTCCGTGGATTGTTGGTATTTCTCTTGCAGCAATCACTAATTACTTATTGGCTAAAAAACTGAAGATAAGCGGTTTTTTATAGCACGTGCTTAAGACATTGGTGTCTTCACTATTTCAGGCACTGCGTGCTGATGTAGAGTTGCATGCCGCGAATCATTTTGTCAGCGGTTGCGATTCCGTCCCGGTGATCGAAATAATTACGTCGAGCGTCTGGAGTAAGTTCGGGGGTTCCTGCATCATCCACGCCGGTGGCGGAGGTGGATTTGGACACTCCAGGGCAGGTTGCGGCGATGCGCAGCCGTTTAGCGCCAGAATCGACATCCCGACGCAAATCGTTAATGGTCTTTTTCGCATCGGACAATTCCTTCGTGTATTTGGCATCCAGCGCCGCGACATTACGCTGACGCACCTGCATGTCTTTGATGGTGGCGCTCGCCATGCTGAGTTTCTCAGTGGCTTTATCGCGCTGGTCTTTGTAGGCGATGGCGTTGTCGCGGTAGTGGTTCACGAAGAACACCAACACGCCGATTACCGCCACCACCAGCAACTGCAACCAGTAACGCCTTAGCAGCCCGCCAATCACGACAGGAACAGAGCGCGCTCCGCCTCACGCCGACGGGTCAGGCCGTTCAGGACTTTACCGCCAGCTTTATTCCAGCGCAGGAACTCATCGGCAGCACCAGCATAATCACCGGCGTTGAGTTTTCGCAGGAGAGTCGATGTCGACAATGACCGGGCGCCGAGGTTATACGTGAACGACACCAGAGCATCGAATTGCCCTTGAGTCAGCCCTACTTTAACCAGGCGGGACACGTCGCTTTCGTAGCTGACCAGTCCGGTCTTCAACAATCGCTCCGCAGTCTCCTGCTTAATCGTCATCCCGGCGCGGATCGGTTTACCGTCGACTGGCTGAGTCCAGCCATAACCGATCGTCCATACACCGACGCTGTCCTGGTACGCGGTGAGTCTACAGCCTTCGAACTCTTTGATCAGGGCGATACCCTTTTCGCTGGTTTGCATGGACTACTCCGTTATAACGACCTTCGCCAGGTTCCCGCGCGCCAGCCACACCGCCATGCAAATGACGGAGTTAAGCAGCAGATCGCCGAGGTTAACCTGAACGTAGTGGCCGAGCAGAATGTTGAAGGCATTGAATCCGGCGGCAAGGATGACCAGGTAGGCCAGTACCGCGACACTCAGGCGATGACGCTTTCCCTCTTTCCGGAAAAACATCAGCCTGACCATGATTAACAGGCAAACTATGGCGTTTGCATCCATCAGAAGAAGCTGCCATGTCATTTATCTTCCTCCCCCAGCCCCGGCATCTTCCCGCTTTTGGATTTGCGGAGAATACGCAGCAGGACTGCCACGGAAATGGAAGCAGTGACAATTGCACCGACAGCTGGCGATACCTCAATGCTGGCCGGTGGCTTCATCAGGCTTAACGGCGTGTTGATGATTCCGGCCATGATTTTCGCCATGGGCACGGAGAAGAACACGCCACTGATAAACGATATCAGCGCAAAGATAGCCTGCTTCCAGAGTTGATGGGGATCTGAGGTCAGAACGTATAGCGCAGTTCCGGCGAGTGATCCGAGCATCACTGCTGGAGTCGCCTCCGGAAACAGCGTGGCAAAGGTTACACCGACTGATGACGATGTAAGACCAACGCCTACGATAGTGAAGGTCTCAGACATATTTATTCCGTGTGTAGTTGGTTCAGGCCCTCGGGACGATTTAACAAGTAGGCGTGTCGATGATGGTTCCCGGAGCCTGAAAATAAAAAAGCCAGCGACAGGCTGGCAATGTGAGGGTAAGGCAATGTCGGCTCTCCGGCCGAAGGGTCCCAGGTGGTGGGTTCTGGTGTGTGGCGATCGGACTCGAACCGATACTCAGGTTCAGCATTAGCATCATGCCTGCCATGCTGGCTATGCCAGTTGATGCATTACTCTACCCATCTAACCCGCAAGCGGGAATTGAGTTACACCACAACGGAAAGAGCACTGGCTTGGCTCGACATCAGAGGGTGGAACAGCCCTGAAATGTCCAATGCTCTTACCTGTTGTGCAGATACGAAAAAGCCCAAGACGTTAACCTCGGGCTTAAATTCATGTGTCGACAATCAAAGCTATGGCGACGATATCAGATTTACATGAAATATATGCTTTTCAATCCAGTTTTGCAAGACTTGAGTCTAAATTTGTCGCCTTTTGTTGTGAACGTGATCGCGTAACCTGCAATAAAGCACCGCTGTCCAGGCGCAGGAAGATGCGCCGCATCTCAACCCAGCGGTCCGTAAACGTCTCTGACCAGTTCTTTGGTGTTACGCCAGCCAGTTCCGCCAGCGCCTGGTATTCGTACGTCTCACGCCCTGCCAGCTCCGCTTTGACGTCCTGCGCCGCCAGCCAAATTAGCTTCTTCAGGCGCTCCATCGTCTTGCCGGCTACTTTCTTCGCACCGAGTAGCTCCCGGAACTCTGCCCAAGCCCACTGAGTGATTGCCACCTGGTACTCAAAGCGAATATTCTCGCTGTAGTTCCAGAGCAGCCATGCCTTCTTATGCTCTTCCAGTGACAGCACGGCGCGGCGCCATGACGCGGTACCGAATTCTACCGGGCCCACCAGCGCGATAGATGAGCCTTTGGCACGTGACTGACTGCCGCTCATCGGCGGCCCGTCCGGGTTGACCATGCGCTGCTTATCCTTGTCGAAAACCTTCTTCCGGCCCCGGCTGCGCGCCGTCGCGGTGAATTGCGCGTTATCGGCGAAAGCTACCAGCTGCCCTTTCGTCGCCCCGCTAAGATCTGCGGTCGCCACAATGAGCTGCTGACGTACGTATTCCAGTTGCTGACTGTTCATGCGGCTTCCTTCTGTGGCTGATTGGTTTTGTTCTGGCTGTGCTTTGCTACTGGCGGCAGATTGGCGCGCTTAACGCTTTCTGCCTGGTACTTTTCGAAATCAGCTCTGGTCATGATTCCACCACTCCCGTGCTGACTTTCTGTATTCAGGGTTTTCTGTCTGACAGATAATTTCCGCTCGATCGCCGCTTATCAGTTCGCGAGCTTTCGCATACAGCCTTTCTCTTTTCGAAAGCTGTGCCGTTTCATACCAGGTGCTGGCAACGAACTTTCTTGCTTCAACTGGAGTGAATGTCTTCACGCTGCCTCCCGCTGTTTCAGTGCTTTGAGCTTGGCGCGGTACTCATCGCGGATCCGGATGAAATCTTCCCGGCGGTAGTTGGTCATTTCGTGGGGACCGTTGAGCCAGTCGACATATTCCTGACCGTAACGAGCAATCAGGCCAGCTTCGTATTGCTGCGCTACGGTCGCCTCCTTGGCGGTGTACTTGCCCGCTCCGGCATTGCATGACTTGCACTGCTTATGGGCGTTGCGCTCTTCAAAGCGCAATTCAGGGTTAGCGCCGACCGTTTTGAAGTGGCCGCAGTCCCACTGGCCGCCATGCAGGTCAGGCGGGTTTGTCTCGCCACAGCTGATGCATGGCAAACCAGCATCACGTGCGCGGATATAGGCGTTGAATGCCTGCTGAGCCTGGGCTTTGTAGTAACCGTTAGGTCTGAGTTCTGCCAATCTTGCTTTACGGCGCTGGCGGCCTGCCTTCTCTTCGGTGCGCTGGCGCTGAGTTTCCTTCTGCTGAGCGGCTTCGCGAGCTTTTGCGGTCTGTTCTTTGCCGATCGCGCTGGCGCACTCGAATGAGCAGACCACCTGCCCGTCGCGGACCGGGTGGAACCACTGGCGACAAGCTTTATGGGCGCACTTGCGGTGCGGTAACTTAGCCATGTGCCCTCCGTGCCGCGAGACGCAGCCATTTCTGATCCACCAGGCGGGCGGTGTAGCCCTTCAGTGTCGGGATGTCGGACGGCTTAACCGCTGGCTTGCGCTGACGGCGAGTCGGAACGCGGAAGATTTCATTGGTGATGACGCGGGATAGTGGAGAAGACATCAGGCCTCCTGCTTATCGCGCAGCTGCTGGTACTCGCAGCTCTGCGGGATGGTCAGGTGGCAGCCGATATTCATCGCCCAGGCTTCGACTTTGCACAGGAAGATGTACATCTCGCCGGTTTCGAGCTCGGACGTATGGCGGAGAGATTGGACGGTGGTGACCTCGCCGGACACAACGTCTACCCGGTCCTTGCTTTCATAGCCGAGATAGGTGTGCTTCATCGCGTCTTTGACCCATTCAGGCGTAGCGAAGGTCTTGCCGCGGGTGATGAGGTATTCGCTTATTTCCATGTACCACATGTGGCTGAGCGCGTTCTGCGACAGGCTGCGCTTCTCGCGCCACGGTTTGACTTGCAGGCGGAAGCATTGCCCGGCATCCAGCAATGGCTGAATCTGCTGGCCGATAGCCGCGAAGTTACCGCGATGAAGTTTGATGCCGTCTACTGGCAGAGTCATACGGCCTCCTTAATGGAAACCGCAGAATGCAGAAAATCGCAGGTGCATTTCTGCATCTGTGACAAGGTGAGGAGTTCAGATTGTGGTCGCATTTAAGTCCCCTTAAATGCGCAGAAGTCACCGGAGTTGTTCAGGCTCCGATGACATGATTATGGCCTAATGATTTTGCAAAATCAAAATTTAGAATCTGGTTAAAGTGATAATTAATTCTCTGCCGACATGAGACCCGTTAGGAGATAGATTGCTGCTAATTGTTCTTGTTCCAGCTACAGAGCTGTTCTGAAGTTCTTCCATAAAAATACCATTAACCTGATGGATGTTTAGTTTGGGAGAAACTTCATACATCCCTTGAATTACACTCATGTGCTCAGAACCAGAGGTAAATAGTATTAAGGTGTTTACAACCTCCCTCGCTTCCTCAAGAGTATTGATAACCATCCGATCTTCTCTCATTGATCCCCCTTTATTTTTTGTTAGCTTCAGCCATCTCAACATAGCGCGGATCAGAAGGTTTAGGCAATGCAACGCTCTGGTCGCGATAGTGTCGCACGCGCTCCATGAAATACTCACGTAGATGCTCTGGTTGCTCACGCGCTACTTGTTCTGCGATAACCGGCATGTTGTGAATCGCCACGGATAATCTAGACACTTCCGAGCCGTTGATAATACTGGTTTTCATATTCTGTCGGTGACATCTGTTCGCTAGAACCATGCCG